CAGGAAGGTAATCTTAAAATATTAACCGATGATGATAAAGAAAGGGTTGAAGAAATAAAAAGAGAAATTGTTGAATTAGAGGAACAACAAAATAATCTTGATGCCGGAGAAGAAAGTTATGATGATGAGTGGTCGGCAATAGAGGAAAGAATAGATAATTTAAATGAGGAGAAGGATGAGTTGTTGGATGGTACTGCAGATGTTTATGATTTATATCCAAATGGGACACATTATGATATGACTTCTTTTGAATCTTTATCAACCGGTCATGAATATGCTGTCGGAACAATAGATGAAGCTGATCAATCACTTGAAGATTATTATGAAGATATTTTAGATAGACCAACAGATTATTTTTCAAAAGACTATCTTTCATATTTTATTGATGAAGAAGAAGTTAAAGACCAATTTAGAGATAGAGTTGAAGACTGGATTAGAGATTCTCCAGAAGATTATGGTGTTGATAAAGAATTAAGTAGAAGTCAAAAAGAAGAAATTTGGTTACTTGAAATGGAAAAATATATCTTTGAAAATACTGGTGTAAGATTTCCAATTAAGTACCAAACTAAAGAGGATGGTAACGTGTTTGATTTTGAAGACGGAGAAGGCAACAGATTCCAATATTACGATGAGGGTGGTAATTGGGTTTTAGATAAAGATGGTGTGAGAGTAGATCCTAACAAAATATATGATGATGAAGATACTAGTGATCAACAAGATGATAAAGACAGTAGAATTTCAGATATTGAATATGAAATCCAAGAAATAAAAGATAATCCAGATGGTGAACCAGATGAAGATAGTATTAGTGATGCTGTTGAAGCCTATCTAGATGATGAAATTGGTGATGATCCATTAAGGTGGTTAACAGGTCAAGGTTATGAGATTGATGATTTTATTGATACCAGAAGATTAAAAGAACAATTAGTTAATGATAGTGATTACGGTGAAACTTTAAATAGTTACAACGGATCTTACGACGAAATAAGAATAAATGGTAATAATTATATTGTAATGAGAACTGATTAATGTTTACAGGTAATATTAAATGATTATTATTATGTCAAATGGCAAGAAAAAAGAAAATAGAATTTTTGATGAGCACCGACTGGATGTTTGAAAAACCAATTGACAGAGAACACAAAGAATACAAACTTCTATCATATTTTCAAAAAATGGGTGAAAAACTAGATAAAATGGAGTTATACCCAAGTTTTATTGAGTTGTCATTACATTTAGCAAACTTACAAACTTTAGTCAAAGATAAAAAACTCTTATACACAACAAAAAGATTTACATCGGTTGATGATGAATTACTTGTTAAGGACCTTAAAATCAAAGAAGTTCCACAAATGTCACATGATGAGTATGAAGAATTTATTAAGATTTTAACTTACTCAGCCCCAAGAATGTTTGAGTATTTTGGAATTGCAAAATCGGTTTGGGAATTAGTTTTTGATAGTATTCATTTGAAAGTTAAAAAGAACATTAAAAATGTTTTATCATCAAAAGGATATTTTTATTATTTTGATAAAGAAATAAATAAATTATTTGTTTGGGAATATGAGAATAAACCAGCTGCCAAAGGATCACCAGAAAACAAGGTAGTTGTTAATCTTATTTATGGTGAAGAAAAAAATGATTTGACAATACCCAAAATAATAACTACATTTAGTCAATGGAACACAGAAGGTAAATCAAAACTTCCGGTGGTTGAAATGATAAGTAGAGGAAATTTTCCAATAAATGAGACATTACTACCACTTTTCAAAAGAAAGTTGATTTCATATGTGAACCAAAAACAAGTTATTGAAACACACTATGGGAAAACACAAGAAACATCATTCTGAAAATGAAATGGTAAACCACCCGAATCATTATGGTGGTGAAAATAATGAATATGAAGCAATAAAAGTTATTGATGCCTGGGATCTAGGTTTTGCTTTAGGCAATACGGTAAAATATATTTCAAGGGCAGGAAAGAAAGAAAAAGATAAAGAATTACAAGATTTAAAAAAAGCGGCCTGGTATTTGGAACATCACATCAACCAATTAGAAAAAAAATGAAATACCTTTATCTACTTTTAATCTTTACCTTAACTTCTTGTGTTGAAATTATTGATGATATAAAACTAAACCTTGATGGTAGTGGTGTTTTTAAATACACAATCAATTTAAGTCAAAGTAAAACAAGTGTGACATCAATACTTGCTTTAGATAGTTTGGATGGAAAAAAGGTTATGAAACTTCCTGAAATAAAAGAGAATGTTAAAACATTCAAGGAACATTTATCAAAAGAAGAGGGAATTTCAAATGTTATTATAACTGAAAATTATACTGAATACATAATTAAAATTGAGTGTAAATTCAAAAGTATTGAAATTCTTGAAAGAGCAATCAAAGGAGCGATTGCTAAAATGGATAAGAATATTAAAGAAGATGATAAAACATGGGTTAAGTATTCCGATAAAAAACTTTCAAAATCGGTTCCTGATTACTCATTAACTTTTTTAAATAAGATCACAGGAAACTATTATGAAAAGTTGAAAGCTGGAACATATACTTCTATTGTAAGATTTGATAATTTGATTGATAATTATACAAATAAGTTGGCGACTAAATCTAAAAGTGGAACGGCTTTAATGGTTAAAACAACTCCGGATAAATTAATTGAAAACCCCAATATACTTGATAATACGGTTAGTATAAAATAATTAATCCTGGAAAATTAGTTTATCACCAACAACAATATCGTATTTATCACAGTCACCACCATTTATTTCTAAGACCATATCACCTTTACCGGTATATCTTTCACAATCATCAGTTCTACATGGTTTACAATTTTTATGGATTTTGGTTATCTTATTATTTTTAATAAAGATTATGTCAAGTGATGTAATACAATCTTTCATCCAGAAAGAATGTTCTTTATCATCCATTAAAAATAACATACCATTAAAATCTTTGTTGAATTTTTTACCCATCATACCCCTTTCAATGTCTTTTCGGGTCATGACAGTCTTTACATTAAATAAATTATTATTTATAACTAATTCCATATTTATAAATATGAGTCAATTCAAAAGATACGGTGGTATAATAGTAAAATACAGAGATAAAGTTCTTCTTTGTAAAAGAGGACCCAAAGAATCATTACCAAATGAGTGGTCCGTTCCATCCGGACACCTAGAAAAAGGTGAGGATCCAAAGGATGGTGCGTTAAGAGAATTTAAAGAAGAGACCAATTTAAAAATAAACGGTAAGTTAGATCTGGCAGGATTATTACATATCTATAAAAACAATTTAAAAGATAAAACAGGTGTTATGTTTGTCTTTTATCATAACTCAAAAAGTAGATTGGAACCGGATCTTAAAAAAGCAAAAGATGGACACGAACACACAATGTGTGAGTATTTTGGTAAAGACGAGATACCAATTAACAAAAATAATGATCAATTAAAGAAAATAATTGAAAAAATCTTCAAGTGACATTGGATTTTTGAAAATTTAGATGTATTTATAATACACAAAACAAAAAAACCACCCCTTTCAAATTTATTAGTTGGTTACTAAAAAAATAATCCCATAGATTAGTAAAATAATTCATGGGATTTTTTGTTTTATATCAAAATTTGTTCTATATTTGTATTATGAAAATAGGATTTAACATAAGAATATTACACGAAACATTTGGTGAGTTATTGAATGAAACATTTATGGATCAAACACAATTTAGATTGTTTTTGAAAATGGTCCATGCAAGTGTTGAGTTAAAAGAAAACCTATCTTTTTTTAATGGAGATACATTTTATGTAAACATACCAGCAAAAACTTTGGTTGACTGTATCATAGTTACAAACACAAAAGAAATATCAATAACCGAACAGGTTAAGAGTAAGATTGAGGCGTTGGTTACAAACTAGTTTCCTTGTTCTATCAAAACAAGGTGGTGGAGAGTTGACATTCAATGTCGACCCAAATTAAAGGAATCAGAAATGGTTCCTTTTCTTGTTTTATTAAAAAAAAATATATATCTTTGTAGTATGAAAATCACAAAGAAAGAACAGTTATTTTTGGACAAACTTGAAAAAGAAGGTGTGGTTTGGAATTTTGACCTAATTGAGTTTTTAACAAAAGATAAAAAAGGTTATGATAAATATTTTTATTATAAAACTTCTTATATTGCTTATGATTTGATTGAAAAAGGTTTAATTAAAGTAAATCCAGAA